AGCGGGTGTATATCCTAAAATAATACAGGCACGCATTAATAAGACTAATTTTTACGTAAGCAAAAAAGCGGAATTTCTTAATTTGTTAGCACACGAAATTAGAAACGAAATTAAAAAGGCTAATGGCACGAAATTAGTTTTTAGGCTTAACGGAACGTCAGATTTGGACTTTGTACATCTTCTTAAAAAGTACGCTGATTTAGATTTATTAAATATAGATAACGTTTTACTGTATGACTATACTAAAGTACTTGCGAGGGCAAAACGTTATTTAAACGCTGATAACTATACCGTGACGTTTTCACGCTCAGAATCTAACGAATTAGAGTTTTTAGAGGCTGTAAAATTAGGTATTAACACTGCAGTTGTATTTTCGCATTCTTTGCCAACTACATATGCAGGTGCAAAGGTTATTAACGGTGACAAGTCAGATATTGAAATGATAACAAACAAAGGTGTTATTTTAGGATTAAAAGCTAAAGGTAAAGCTAAAAAGGATTTGAGCGGTTTTGTAATACCAACAAATAAATAATATGATACTAGTAATTAAATCTAATAGAGTAATCGCAAAGCAGCTACAAAGTAAGATTAAAAAAGTTAGTAGCAATATGTTAATTTGCACTGGATCTACAGTTTGGCTGCCATTTGGCACGGATCAAATTAAACAAGATATTGTTAACGTGTTATTGACTTATAAAAAACAACGTTTTGAAGTGTGTTCTTTCACGGATAAACAGTTAAGCTTAACAGTTAATAAGATCGGGTTTACCGGCTTAACAGAGTACAACAAAAAACTGATTAATCTACCTTTAAAGTATGCGTTCTTTTGGTATTGTAATAACAATTTAGGGCGCCAAAGTTGCACACCTTTAAGTAGTAATCAGTACAAAAATATCGTGTATATTAACCGATATAGTGATAAAGTAAGCGAGCTAATGTACTTGGACTTTCTTAACGACTTCTTAACTATTGATTGCTTTGCGAGTCATTACAATATTACAAGATCGCAAGCGCTTGACGTACTTAACCAAGGGAAAGAATACCATATAAATAAATTTTGATAGCGGAATAAAAAACTCTCTGAAAGTAAAGCGCTTTTTTCCACATGGCAAAATATCGATTTTAAGGCACCTTTGCGGGTGCTTTTTTCTTTATAGCTATATTTGTACTTGGATTCTATTTCGATAGCTTAAACGTTACCGCATTCATCCGCTGATGCAGTTTATTGTTATAGCGGTGCACCGCTTCAAAGGTATGACCAATCGCAATAGATTTTCTCTATCGTTTCCCCTGGAGCGATAGCCTCTAGTATAGATAGATCCTATCATAGGTTTTTGCTATAGAGTTACCGCTTCCGCATAGGTTAATGCTATCATAGGTTTTCGCTATGAAGGAGACCAATCCCATAGAAATAAACTATACCCCCCCTCTCCTGCGTTTCCAACCCTCTCACCAATTTTTGTAGTCCGTTATTAGGTGTAAGAATTTTCCTATTGCGGTAACATTGTGGGTTTATTTTGTCCACTTATTATACACCCCTATGTTTTAAATAATTATTTTAGGGGGGGTGTCCCAAAATTTGCCCCAAAAACGCAAAAACGTTACCGCATCGTCGTTAGCCCTTGATATGACCCACTTTAATGCGGTAACGTTTTATAAAAAATGTTTGCCAAAAAAATATAATGTTACCATATACCTTTTATTACTTTTCTCCTCTTTTATTAAAAATATATTACTTATCTTTGGAACTAATAGAATAGAATTATACTTATAGTAAGTATAGTTGGATAAACCTATAGATACTAATGGCTAAGAAGAAAGAAGAATTAACTGGATACGATAAAGAAGGCAGGTTTTATACCGATGCTGATGTAGAGAAGGTGTTCGACTCTATTATCCGTGAGATAGAATATGGACTTTCAGTTCGTGAGATACTAAGAAGAGAAGAGACTCCATCACAGAGAACGTTCTTTAAGTGGCTAAACCTCGACGACGAGAAGGTGATTAAATATAACCAGGCAATGAAGCTCCGAGCACACAATTTGTTTGAGGAGATACTTGAGATAGCAGATAAGCAGGACAAGGATATGTACATTGACAGAGATGGTAATGATAGAATTGACCATAATGTTGTCAACCGTTCTAAATTGCAGGTAGATGCTAGGAAATGGGTAGTAGGTAGAATGGATCCCTCCAAGTACGGTGATAAGATGGATTTCACTACTAATCAGAAAGATTTAAATATTCCTATTCTAACGATAGATCCTTTGTCTCAGGTTGAGGACAATACAATTGAATGATACAACAGACAACAGCATTAAGAAAAATTTCTGCTTTACGCAAGCGAATCAAAGGAATACAAGGAGGACAAGGAGCTTCTAAGACATATTCTATCTTAATGCTTATAATTAATCACGCATCTTCAGTACCCGACAGGGAGATTTACATAGCTTCGGACGAGTTGTCGAAAATGCGAATAACTGTTATTAAGGATTTCTGCAACATAATGAAGATGGTTGGCATTTTCAAGAAGGAGCACTTTACGGATGGAACACTCTATAAATTTCCTAATGGCAGTTTTATAAAGTTTTTAGGATTAGACAAGGATGATATTGGAAAAGGACTTCGTTCTGACTTGGTTTTTGTTAATGAGGCGAATAAAGTAAAATTTTCTACGTATCGAGAGTTAACTTCTAGAGCCAAGCAAGTATTCTTAGATTTCAATCCGAATAAGAAGTTTTGGTTTCATACTGAGGTAATGACACGTAATGATTGCGATTTCTTGAAGCTAACGTTCTTAGACAACGAATTTCTATCGAAAGAGGAAGTAAGTGAGATTGTAAGGTATAAGCAGAGAGGATTTGACCTCAACGGAATTGTAACCAATACATATTGGGCAAATATGTGGAGAGTCTACGGACTTGGAGAAGTTGGTCAAGTTGAAGGAAGGATTTACAATTGGAAACCGATTTCATATTTTGATTATCTGAATATTGAGAAAGAAACTTATTACGGATGTGACTGGGGATTGGTAGATCCATTTGCGGTTGTTGAGGTAAAATATTACGATGGTAATTTATATGTTCACGAATTAAACTATGCTTCAGAGAATGAGCTTAGGCGAGGACTGAATGAAACGCAGATGCATCAGATAAACGCACATCAAGAGGAAGGATTAGTGAGTTGGCTCTTTGAGCGATTGAATATACGCAAAGAAGCGTTGATTGTCTGCGATAGCAATAGACCTACGAAGATACACGCATTAAGAAGAGGTGGATGGGAATACGCTGTTGCGGTTGGCGGTAAGAGTCGAGTTGTTGATAGAATTGGAACATTACAGAGTTTGAACATATATTACACCGATTCTAGTAAGAACATAGCTCACGAGCAAGAAACGTACTGTAGAAAGAAGGATAAGTTTGAAGTAGTGCAGGAAGAGCCGGAGGATGATAACAATCATACTTTAGATGCTATAACTTACATAACTGAGAAACTGTTCAAGATGGGTGTTATTAAGAACCTTTAGACAAATATATTTGTCTAGTGCTTATCTAATTAAAGTGTATGAATAAAAATATTATATTTGTAAAATGGGATTTAACTTCAATATAGGTTGGAATAGCTCAATGCCGACTTCGGTAGAGCGAAATAGCGATGGGAGTTTCTTCTTTGAAACATTGACATCAGATGCTAGACACAACAGATTATTAACTGAGACTCAGAAATTAAATGCTGTTCTTAGCAATCCTGCGGTACTAAAAGTATTCACAATAAACTGTGATTTGTTTAGTATGGGCAAGATAAACCAGAAAGGTGGAGATATCGATTTTTTATATAGCCAAAGGTCTAAACCTAATTTTAAACAGACTTGGACTCAGTTTTTATGGGATTATATGTTTTGGGTACAAACAGGTACTGCATATATGTGGAATCCAGGCAATGCATCAAATATCTCTGAGAACAATACAATCCAATGGCTAAACCCTATTGGAATAGAATGGGATACTGATATTATAGATAAATTGAAAGGCTTAGTGTTTTCTGAGGCAACCTATAAAGATATATTGAAAGGTACTGTAAAGTACAATTTAGGCAATGGTCAAACTAAAATAATTCCACTTAATGAGATAACTCCGTTTTTTGATTTATCTAACTCCATTGATGGAAACTTTTACAAGGGAGCTTCGAGACTCGATGCGTTGTATAAAGTTATATCTAACTCAGAACAAGCTCTTGATGCTAAGTCTATCAATTTAGAATTTACCAAGAAGTTTATGGTGTCTGGGAAGAACTCTGACGACAATATTATGAACTTGGTTATGCCTGATGGCGAGAAGAGCTCTATTGAATCATCTATGCGTTCGAACAAATCTGTTCACGCTGTTAAGACTCCTGTAAATATATCTAGATTTGTAGAGAATATCGCTAGTTTGAAATTAGACGACAGTTACTACAATGACTTTTTTATGATTGGATCTATGTACGGTATTCCGAAGGATGTACTTGAGTCTGCTATTAGAGGTAACTCTACTTATGACAATCAAGAAAAAGCTATTGGAAGACACGTTGATTATGTCATGAAGCCTAAAGGTCAAATGTTGACAGATGAGTTGGAAGATAAATTTGGATATAAGGACTTAAAAATGAGTTGGAGTCACTTATCATTTAACCAAGTGTTTGAGCTTCAGAAAGAGACTGTTATCAAGGCTAAACTTGACAATGCTATACTAGCTAAGGCTAATCAATTAAACATAGACGATTATGAAGACTAAAATATTTAAAAGGTTAAAACTACTAACTTTCTACATAGGAGTGAATGTAATAGGACTTCCTGATTTTGTGGAACATAAATTAGCTATATATGTTAAAACCGAAAAGTAAATTAGAAATTGTTATTGCTAAAAAGAACAAGGAGATTGAAGAACGAAAAATCATTAAGAAATGAATATATCTGAAATAGTAAAGAATAAGGCTGAGATCATGTCTCTAAAGAAAGCTGAAGTCAAAACTGTAAAAGGAGGTTTAACCTCTGTATCAAAGACTTCTGCTATAAAAGGAGTACACAAAGATAATGAGCTTAGCTTGGAAAGAACTATAGTAGGAAATACTTATCTTTGGATGGACTCTCACGAAGATGTTCATGCTAAAGGATGTTTCTCTAAGTCAATCAAGGAGAATAAGAATATCTTTCATTTGCATGACCATGAGTTTAAGATAACTGCGAAAGTAGGTGAGCCATTAAAGGTTTACGAGCAGGAAGTTGCCTGGAAAGATTTAGGTGTAGAAAGAGAAGGTAATACGCAAGCTCTTTTGATGGATACTGAGATAATGAAGGAATACAATTCTCAAATATTTGCAGAGTATAAAAACAACAAGATAAATCAGCATTCAGTTGGAATGGTTTATGTAAAGTTGGATCTAGCCGTTAACGACGAAGAGTACGAAGAGGAGAATAAAGTTTGGTTAGATAATATTGATGCTATCGGAAACAAAGAGATGGCTGAAGAGAAAGGATATTTTTGGCTAGTGAGAGAAGCTAAGCTAATAGAAATAAGTGCAGTTTTAATGGGTAGTAATGAACTTACTCCTACGATGCAGGAAAATAAAGAAGCCGACGAAGTCACTTCAATACCCGAGCCGATGGAAGTCACTCAAAAGAGAAGGAATATTTAATTAACAATTAAACAGAGAAAATTATGTTTACTTACAAAGGGCAAGATGCCATTGACAAAATGACTCCGGTAGAAGCAGATGCTTACCAAACGGAAAAAAGAACTTTCGAGCAAGAAGCTACGAATAAGCAAATTGCTGATGCAATTGTAAAAGCTAATGAGGCTTTTGAGGCTAAGTTCAAAGATGCTAACGAGCAAATCGCTAAGCTAAAAGAAAACGCTACTGTTATTGAGAAATCAAAAGTAGTTGGATTGAAAGATGAATTAGAGGCTAACAAAGCTGTATTGAAAGAAATTGCAGGTAAAATCTCTAACAAAGAAGTTGTTATAAAAGCACTTTCTAACAGAGCTTCTGTTGCCAACAACGAGCAAGCATATGATTTACCAGATATTGGTCAATTAGCTACTCGTAAATTATCTATGTACGACATTTTTCCTAAGTTGACTATCGGTGATGGTAACAACAATGGAGTAATTCGTTACTACGATTGGGATGAGGCTACCATTGCTAGAGCTGCTGCTGCAGTTGCTGAAGGAGCTGTTTTTCCAGAGTCTACTGCTAAGTTTAAAAGAGGAAGTGTTACTATCCAAAAGATTGGAGATACTTTACCTGTAACAGAAGAGTTCTTCGAAGATGCTCAGATGTTTGCTGCTGAACTAGGAATGTTCCTTGACACTAACGTTGCGTTAGAAGTTGATAGACAATTAGCTCTTGGAGATGGTACAGGAAATACAATTACAGGACTAGTTGCTTCTGTTGATGCTTACGTACCTGCTGCTGCAGGAATCGCTGATGCTTCAATCTACGACTTACTTGTAAAAGTTTCTGAGTCTATTACTGCAGGTGGTGGATCTAAGTATATGCCTAACTTCGCAGTTATGAATATCGCAGACATCAACAAAATGAAGTTGAAAAAAGATGCTAACAACAATTACGTTATGCCTCCATTTGTAACTAGAGATGGTGCAAGTGTTTCAGGTATTACAGTTATTGAAGCTAACATTATCGCTGCTAACACATTGGTTCTTGGAGACAATCGTTTCGCTAGAATCTATGAGAAAGGTGGAGTTGAAATGTCAAAAGGATATTCAGGAACTCAGTTCGTAGAAGACGAAATGACATTGAAAGCACGTAAGAGAATGGCTTTCTTGATTAGAGCTGCTGACAAAGGTGGATTTAAGAAAGTAACTTCTATTTCTGCTGCTTTAGTAACATTAGCAACATAGTAATATGAAAAAAGTAGAGTTTGTAAAAGACTTTGCTGCCAAGAAAAAAGGAGATGTAGCTGAGTACGATGGTCAATTGGCTTCGTACTTGGTGCATACCGAAAAGGTGGCTAAGTATTGGAAAGAAGAACCTAAAAAGAAGTAGATGTATTTAATAGACCAAACATATTTTATTAAGCAATACAACATTCCTAATCTTAACGAGATGGATAGTGATGTTTTAATTAATTTAGAGCAATATATTGACAAGGATGTTAGGTCATTACTTAGAAACGCTTTAGGATATAGCCTTTTTAAAGATTTAGACAGTAATATTACAGATGGAGTTCTTAATGTAGGTGCACCTCAGAAATGGCAAGATTTTGTAAACGGAGTTGAATACGTGAAGGATAATAAGACAGTTAAATGGAAGGGTATCGCCTACGAGGAAGGATTATCCAAAACATCTCTTTTAGTGCCTTACATCTATCACAATTGGCTCAGAGACAACATCAGTCAAGTAACAGGAGTTGGTGAAAAGGTAATCTCTGCACAAAATGCGGTAAATGCCAATTCTAATCAACGCATAGTTGCTGCTTGGAATGATTTTATGGAGATGTACCAGGGCGATTATCGTTACGGAAGAAAAGAAACCTTTTTTATTAGAGGAGTTCGTTTTACCGATTTCTTAGGAGACAATTATGACGAGGATGTTCCTTTGATTATATTCTTAGAAGACAATGATGATAAATACACCGATTCTTTAAAAGTAACTTACGTTAAGCAAAATCAATTAGGTATATGATTATAGTCGAGGACATACTAAAAGAGATATTCTCACAACTTCCTGCTATAAAAGACAGTAATTCTGTTGATTTTTCACCTCAGTTTAATTGGGGGTCTCAGAATACGCTAAACTTATACTTGTCTCAGTTCAAAAAGAGTGTTAAATACCCTCTAGTTTGGCTAACGGAGACTGTTGATGAATCAGACATTTATGCTCACAAGCTAGAAAAGCCTGTTAAGTTAATTTTAGCTAAGCAGTCTAATCATCCTAATAACACTAATCCTGTGATATGGGAAACTGAGTTTACTAGCGTTCTCAATCCGTTATTAAAGAATGTAGTCACCTCTATAGAAAAAAGTGGTGTTACTTCTATAAAAGATGGAAAGTATAAAGTTACTAGATTAGCTAATTATAGTGAGAATGAAGGAGCTGATGCTAAAACGATAGATAATTGGAATGTAGTAGTTTTTGAGGCTACGGTTATCTTTAGAGAAAAAGCAGATGGAACTGCGAAATGTATAAATACAATTAAATTCTAATGAAGGCAAATAAAAAAAGAGTAGAGCTTAAAACGTTTAAAGTACTAACTCCATTTACTTACGATAGACCGTATA